GTTTTTGGCAAATTATCCTGATGCGCTAATTTACGGCTCATTGGGTGAGGCCGAGCCGTATCTGATGAATGACGAGCGTCTTGGAACATGGGCCGCGCTGTATCAGAGAGCGATTGACTCCATCACCACATCAGACGATCAGGACGAATACTCTGCTGTTCCCCTGGCGATGACCCTTGCACGGAGATAAAGATGGCTGAAACAAGCAATTACTTGGAGAACGCGCTGATCAATGCGGTTCTTCGGAACACCTCCTACACCTCACCGACCACGGTCTATCTGGCTCTCTACACCTCTGATCCGACTGATGCGGACACGGGGACGGAGTGCTCTGGTTCCGGGTATGCGCGGCAGGCGATCACTTTCTCTGCTCCTTCCAATGGAGTGACGAGCAACTCGGCAGCGATTGAGTTCGCCCAGGCCGGTAACTCCTGGGGAACGATCACGCACATCGGGATTCGAGATGCGCTGACCACCGGGAATCTGTTGTTCCACACTCCTCTGGATGCCTCCAAGACTATCGCCACGGGTGATGTGTTCCGAGTGGCTGCTGGGTCTCTGTCTGTGACATTGACATAATGGCTGATCTGCTCCCACCGTGGTCTATTGATTCCCTTGATAACCTCAAGGCGAGTCTTGATGATCTAACGCTGACGCTTGATAGTCCGCTGTATGAGACTTCTGTCACAAGGTGGGATGCTTATGGATCGGTTGCTGCTCAGGCTAGTGTCTCGGCTGATGGGACGCGAGTGCAGTTTGCAGCAGGGACTGTTTCTGCTTCGGTTGAGGTTGCGGCTCAGGGCATTCGAGTTCAGATTGCATCTGGCAGTATTGCGGCATCGGCTTCAGTTTCTTGTGATGCCCAGATTGTCAAACTTGCATCTGCCGCGATTGAATGCTCGGTTAGCGTTTCGGCGCTGGGTGGAATTGTTGCGGATGGGGCTGCTGCTGTCCTGGGATCGGCTGAAGTCTCTTGTTATGCCAACGCGACTTTCTCGGCTGTTGCATCGGTTACGGCATCGGCGCAAGTAACCTGTGAGGGCTTCAAGCAGGGCCAGGAATGGGGGCCGATTGCTCCTTCTGAGCAGGCATGGACGGTGATCACGCCAGGCGCGACAATCTGGACTGATGTTCCGGAGGGTTCCGACACTTGGACGGATGTTCCTGAAGGGGCGACTGTCTGGACACAATCCTCAGCAGGATCTACGACATGGAACAACGTCTGACATTTGGTGAGTGGCTTCCTGATCAGCCGGGGCTGGTCGGGGCATTGCAGACCGCCAACAACGTGGTGGCGCAGTCCGTTGGATATGGGCCGTTTCCATCGATGGTGGACTACTCTCAAGCCGCCTCCGAGAACCTGAACGCTGTTTTCACCGGCAAGTTCGGGGCAACGAGCAACATCTTCGCTGGAGGAGCCTCCAAGCTCTTCAAGTTCGACACCACCGATCTGTCGATGGATGATGTCTCGAAGGTTGGTGGATACACGGGGACGCGCTGGAGGTTTACGCAATTCGGTGATGTGGTGATCGCGGCGAATGGTGCTCAGAAGCTCCAGGCGTGGGTGATTGGAAGTTCTACCATCTTTGCTGATCTTGCCGCGGCTGCTCCAGTTGCTTCCTTTGTCACCGTTGTTCGTGACTTCGTGGTCGGAGCGAACATCTCCAGTTACCCGAGCCGGGTTCAATGGTCGGACATCAACGATGAGACCAACTGGACTTCTGGGCCGACTTCTCAGTCTGATTACCAAGACATCCCCGATGGTGGAAACATCCGAGGCATCACGGGTGGTGAGTTCGGGCTTGTTCTGTTGGATCAGTCTATTGTCCGAATGTCTTACATCGGCGCTCCGCTGTTCTTCCAGTTCGACACCATCTCTCGGACTCTTGGGTGTTATGAGTCCGGATCGATTGCCCAATATGGCCCAATGACGTTCTTCTTGAGCGATGACGGGTTCTATATGTGTGATGGGCAGAGCGTGAAGCCCATTGGTGCAGAGAAGATTGATCGGTGGTTCTTTGATGATGCAGATCCGGCGAACATCACCAAGATGAGTGCCGCGATTGACCCGATCCGCAAGATTGTGGCTTGGTGCTATCCGAACACGCGAGCCGGAAAGACGATTCTGATCTACAACTGGCAAGTCCAGAAGTGGACTTATGCAGACACCACCGCTGATTACATTGCATCGGCAGGAACTGCATCGGTGACTCTTGAGGGGTTGGATGCTTACTCTGCATCCATCGATGCTCTGGATATTTCTCTGGACTCGCGGATCTGGGTGGGTGGGAAGTTCATCTTTGCCGGAACCACGGGGGCTAAGGTTGTCACCTTCACGGGCGATCCTTCTTCTGCTGTTTTGGAGACAGGAGACTTCGCCGCGGGTGTAAATTCAATCGTTCGCCTGGCCCGACCTCAAGTAGACAACGGATCAGCGAATGTGGCTGTTGCCTCTCGGGATCTCTTGAGCGACACGGTGAGCTTCGGGGCTGCTTCTGCTGCGGATTCTGACAACCGAGTCAGCTTGAGAAGTTTCGGCAAGTACCATCGTCTGCGGATTGTTCCTACCGGGAACTGGACAACGGTGGTCGGTGTTGACGTGGATACCATTCAGTCGGGGCGGCGCTGATGTTTCGCGTTCTTCCTCCGTTTGGCTCAGATCCTCGGGGTGTTGCCGAGATCGTCAACGGGCTGATGAATGGGAAGTCTAACAACACCGGCACGATCACTCTGGCAACGGGTGGAGCGACTTCAACGACCCTGTATGACGCTCGGATCAGCCCTGAGTCGAAGATCATTTTGATCCCGTTTTCGTCTGCGGCATTCTTGGATAAGGTGCCGTATGGAGCGTTTCAGGACACCACCGATCAAACGGCGGCTTCGACAACGGCGGCGTATGCGATCACGTACAACACCACGGATTACTCTAATGGTGTCACGCTATCGAACAGCTCTCGGCTCAACGTATCGAATCCGGGTGTCTACAACATTCAGTTTTCGATCCAGTTCGCCAACGATGACACCCAGATTCAGGATGTCGATGTTTGGTTTAGAAAGAACGGCACGGATGTAGCGGGATCAAACAGCAAGTTTTCTGTCCCCAACTCTCATGGCGGGACGGATGGGCATCTGATTGCTGCGCTGAACTATTTTATTGAGTTGGCGGCTGGGGACTACATGGAAATCATGTGGCATACCACCTCAACGTTGGTAACCATTGAGCAAATTCCTGCTCAGACGACCCCAACGAGACCGGCTACCCCATCGGTGATTGTGACGATGACTTATGTCTCGATGGCCTCGATTGCCAATGTGTACGTCAGTTCTCAGTCTCAGGGAAGTGCGGTGATCACGCACTTTGCCAACTCAACGGCAGATAAGACATTTGCTTACGTGGTGGTGGGATGAACGTCCGCTTGATTCCTCAGAGTGATCTGCGACAATGGTGGGGATTCGTCAGACCTGGGCTTTTGAAGGTTCTTCACAAGACCCCAGAAGGATGGATTCCCGAGGATGTCTATACGGACTGCTTCAACGGGAAATCCATGCTGTGGGTGGGCCTGGATGACGCAAGGCCAGTCGGGTTCATGGTATTGCAACCCAGAGATTCCTCGCTCCATGTGTGGTGCGCCTATCTGCAAGAGGTGGGTCATTTTGAGGAAGGCTGGCAGCATCTCCTGAACATCGCTCAACACGGCAACGCTCAGAAGCTCACTTTTGAATCTTGGCGTCCGGGTTGGCAACGACAGGCCAAGAAACTCGGATTCAAGCCCAGATCCTGGGCATTGGAGGTCTAAATGGGTGGTTCAACTCGAACTCAAACAAGCACTCAGGAGCTTGATCCTGCTGTCCGTCCCTATGTCCAATACGGGCTTTCCGAGGCGCAGCGTCTGTATCAGACCGAAACGCCTGAGTATTACCCCGGACAGACCTTCACCGGCCCGAGCGCTCAGACCCAACAGGCTCTGACTGCTGCTCAACAACGTGCCGTGATGGGATCTCCGCTGCTTCCGGCTGCTCAACAGCAGTCTCTGGCAACAATTCAAGGCCAATATCTAGGTGGAAACCCGTTCTTCCAAGGTGCATTCCAACCCGCTGCACAAGCTGCTCAACAGCAGTATTTTGATGCGCTGCAACAAGCGCGGTCTGGTGCATCGAGGGCGGGGCGATATGGTTCTCAGGCTGCTCTTGGTTTGGAGGAACGTGCCGGTGGTCAGTTCGCTCAGAGCCTGGCGAATACGGCAGGACAGCTTGCCTTCCAGAACTACGAAGCCGAACGCGCTCGGCAGCAAGCAATGCTCGGTGCTGCGCCTGCTCTGGCTGCGGCTGATTACACAGATATTGAGCGTCTGGCACAAGCAGGACAGACTGCCGAGGGCTACCAACAGGCGGCGCTTCAGGCTGACATCAATCGCTTCAACTTCCTGCAAGGTCTGCCTCAGTCTCAACTCAATCAGTACCTGAGTGCTGTTTATGGGTCTCCGAGGGGTTCGGTGACAACGACTCCGGTCTACACGAATCGAGGTGCTGGGGCGATTGGTGGTGCGGTGGCGGGTTCACAGATTGGTGGCCCGTATGGAGCGATCATTGGTGGCCTGTTGGGAGGTCTGGGATGAACGAACTCTTTTCGCAACTGTTCGGACAACAGCCGAGCTATGCCCCGATGGTGTTCGGGGAAGATGAGTCTGAGCGACTTCGCAGGCAAGCCCAACAGCAGGGGTTGCTGAATCTTGGGTTGTCACTCCTGGCAGGGTCTGGGCCTTCTGCCCAACCTCGAGGGATTGGTCAGCTTCTCGCGCAGGGTGTCCAAGCAGGCCAACAAGCCTACCAAGGGGCATACAACAAGGCTCTGCAAGAGCAGATGCTCAAGCAGCAGATTCAGGAGCGCCAACAGGCCATGCGTGAGCAGCAGATGGCTCAAGCCGCATTGCCGCAAGTGATTCGCCGCCCTGTAACAGAGTTGTATGGCGAGGACATCATGGGCCAGCGTGTTGGCGAGGGTGTTCGTATCGGCAGCCCTCAGTTGGACATCAATGCGCTTCTGTCGCTTCCGATTGGGGTTCAGCAACGACTGATGCCCCAGGTCTCAGCAACTGCTGAATTGATTCCTAAGCTGCGGAAGGCGGGTCTTGCTGGTGAGCAGGCCCCTCAAGAGAACCCATTTGCGATCTTCACTCAAGATCCGACAGTCCCTCAGAATGTCCGCACGATTGCCGCCCAATACGCTCGCAGCTTTGCGTCTGGCGGCATTGATCCCGACAAGGTTGACGAGCGAGTTCGTCAGCTTGGAGAAATGGTTCAGCGGTCTCAGCAGTTTGAAACCACTCAGGCCGGTCTTGCAGAACAGCGCCGAGCATCAAATCTGCTCGCACAAGGTCAGCAACAGATTCAGCGTATGTCTGTTGAGGATCGGATTGAACGTGCGCGAGAAAAGGCTGCTGAGAAAGAGCAGACCAAGACGGAAGCTAAAGATCAATTGACCGCAACGGTTGAGCAACTGAAGAAGAACTACGACACTCTTCTTTCTGAGGGTGGAATTGTCAGCACTAAAGCCGGAACGATGGCGAATGTTGGTGCTGCTATCTCGGGTTCTGGGCTTGGTCGGGCTGTTGGTGGTGCGGTTGGCACTAAGACTCAGGAGCAGCGCCAGGCCATCGAGCAGACCCGTCCCTTGCTACTGAATCTCATCAAGAATGCCACGGGCATGAGCGCACAGCAGATGAACTCTAACGCTGAAATGCAGTTGTATCTGAATGCGGCAACCAATCCGAATCTGAGCTATGAAGCCAACATGGAGGCCCTGGCGAATCTTGATCGGTTGTTCGGTTTAGGGTCTGCTGCCAAGAAGATCGAAGAGGAAACGAAGAAGGCTCCCGCAACTCAATCACGGAGTGGGTGGTAAACATGGCTGACATCACGATCAGGTTTGCGGATGGGTCAACTCATGTGTATGAGAATGTCCCGAATGATGTAACCCGTGAGCAGGCTCTCCAACGGGCCGCGAAGGATTTCTCTGGCAAACAGGTCGCTGATGTTTCCCGGACTTCGTTTGCGGAGATGGGCGCTGCTGACGTTGCTTTGCAAGCTGCCAGGAATGCCCCTTCATCAGCGGCTCGGATGGCTGGAGATATCTATCAGGCTGTGACAAGCCCGATTCAGACCGGGAAGGCCGTTCTGGATATCGGTGCTGGTGCGTTGCAGAATCTCCTTCCTGAGCGTCTTGTGCAGATGATCGGAGAGGATAAGGCTTCGCGCCAGATGGCATCTCAGGTTGGGCAGTTTTACAAGCAGCGATATGGATCTGAGGAAGGCTTCAAGAAAGCCGTTGCGACTGATCCCGTTGCTGTGATGGCTGATTTGTCCACCATTCTTACTGGCGGCGCTGCTGTGGCTCCTCGGGCTGCGGCGGCTCCTCTAAGGGCCGCGGCAAGTGCTGTTGATCCATTGGCTCTTGCTGCGCGAGGAACGAAGCAGGCTGTTTCTGCAATCGGTGAGGTTGCGGCCCCCGCGCTTGGGATGACAACTGGAGTTGGTTCTGATGCGATCCGGCAGGCTTATCGTGCTGGCGCAGAGGGCGGACAGCGTGGCCAGATGTTCGTTGAGAGCATGAGGGGACAGGCTCCTATTACCGATGTTCTTGATGCTGCCAAGTCAAATCTGGAACAGATGAATCGGGCCAAGCAAGCCGAATATCGCCAGAACATGACCGCAATCAAGACAGACAAGACTGTTCTTGATTTCACCGGCATTGACAACTCTTTGCAGAAGGCATTTGATACTGTCTCATACAAGGGCCAGATCAAGAATGAATCTGCTGCAAATAAGCTGGCTGAAGCTCGGTCAAAGGTCGATGCGTGGAAGCAACTTGATCCTGCTGAATTCCATACTCCAGAGGGTCTAGATGCGCTGAAACAGCAAGTCGGGGACATCCTCGAAAGCATTCCTCTTGAGCAGAAAACGGCTAGGCTTGCGGTTGGTGATGTTTACAACTCCATCAAGAGCGAGATCAGCAAGCAAGCCCCGACCTATGCAAAGACGATGAAGTCTTATGCAGACGCATCGGATCAGATCAAAGAGATTGAGCGCGCTCTGTCTTTGGGGAAGAAGGCCTCTGCTGATACTGCGCTGCGTAAGTTGCAGTCCATCATGCGGAACAACGTGAACACCAACTACGGGCAACGCATGGCCCTGGCGCAGCAGCTAGAGCAGGCCGGTGGGAAGCAGTTCATTCCTGCATTGGCTGGGCAGGCTTTGAGTGAAATGACTCCTCGCGGATTGCAGAGGGCATCGACTGTGCCGAGCGCCATCCTCGCCGGGAGTGTGGCTGGTTTACCGGCAGCTGGAGCATCTTTGGTGGCCTCATCCCCGCGAGCAATGGGGGAGCTTGCCTATGCAACAGGACGAGCAGGCCGTGGACTTTTGGACATCGAGCAGCGCATCCCGGATCTGGACTATCAGACGCTGTTCAATCTGCTATATCAGTCCCAACAGCCTAAAGAGTAAATCTAGAATCCGATTCAAAGGAGCATCAAATGCCGAAGACAAAAATCTCTGAGTTCTCCGCAACTCCTGGCAATAATACCGACATTGACGGGATCAACATTGCCGAGGGATGCGCCCCGAGTGGCATCAATGATGCGATCCGTGAGTTGATGTCCCAACTGAAGGACTTCCAAGCCGGTACTGCTGGTGACTCCTTCAATGGCACTGTGGGTACGACTACAGCGGCAGCGGGTGCGTTCACGAACCTCTCTGCTTCTGGGACTTTTGCTCTGACGGGCGATCAGGTTCAAATCTCTGAAGGTGGAACGGGTCAGACCACGGCAAATGCTGCATTCAATGCTCTGGCCCCCTCTCAATCCACTCATGCAGGGAAGTACCTCAAGACCGATGGCACGAACACCTCCTGGGATGCTCTGGACATCTCCACGGCAGACATTACGGGAACGCTTCCTGTTGCCAACGGTGGAACTGGAGTCACCTCCTCCACGGGTACGGGTAGTGTTGTCCTATCTGCATCCCCGACCTTTACGGGTACGGTGAACGGTGCTTCGCTGACGCTTTCGAGCAACTTCACTCTATCTGGCGGCACCGCCAACGGAGTGGCCTACCTCAACGGCAGCAAGGTGCTGACCACGGGGAGTGCGCTGACTTTTAACGGAACAAACTTTGGCGTTGGCGGAACCGCGCTAGAAAAGTTTGCCGTTGTCGGGACGACATCAAGTTTGAATATAAACCCGGACTCAAGCGGCACGGCTTTCATATATGCGTATATGAGCAGCGCATATAACCCGCTGAGATTGGATGCACTCAATCAGCAGTTTTACATCAACGGCTCCGAACAAATGCGCCTGACCTCCACAGGTCTGGGTATTGGGACGAGTTCGCCCCTTGCACGCCTGACTGTTTCGGACAGCACGGCCACCAACGGCACGATGACGTTGGGCAACAACGCTTCGTACCACGGTAAGTTTGAGTACACCTTCAGCACGGGTGAACTGCGTATCTCTCAGGTTGGTGGCAGTTCGCTCGGAACCACGTTCTACACCGGAGGCACCGAACGCGCACGGATTACCTCTGCGGGCGACTTCATCCAGACCGCCAACACCACCGCCCCGACCCTGACCACAAACGGCACGGTTGGCATCCAGCGTGTGTCCGACACACAACTCAAACTGCTCATGCGCGGCTCTGACGGAGTGACCCGCAGCGTGACGTTGACCCTGGCATAACCCCAACCCTGAAAGGAAACTGAACATGAACATCATCATCAACCAAATGGACCGCTGCGCCGAAGACGGATTTGTGGAAGTCGTGCACTGGACGGTCACCAAGACCTCTGGTGACCACACCGCTTCAGCCTACGGCACCGAGTCGTTCACGCCTGACCCCACCGCAGCGGGCTTCAAGCCCTACGCCCAACTCACGCCAGCCGATGTGACCTCATGGCTCACCGAGCGTTGGGGCACTGACGGTGTGGCCGCGAAGGAGGCTGCGCTTGACAGCCAACTGGCCGACATGGCCAGCCCCAAGACGGTCAGCGGACTGCCCTGGGCACCCGCACCCATCGCGGCCTAAGCACATGGGCAAGCCGCCAGCCCCTGATGGCGGCATCTCAAGGAGAACAGAATGGGCAACAACACAAAATCCCAGACTGTGACGATTGACGGTGTTGAGCACGACCTCGACAATTTCACCCAAGATCAAAAGATGCTTCTAGAGCATTGTTTTGATCTTGATCGCAAGCTGGCCTCATGCACTTTCCAGATGGATCAGCTCCGTGTTGGGAAGGAGGCTTTCCTATCAATGCTGAAAAAGTCGCTTGAAAATGGAACAAGTGGAAGCCCGTCTATCGACTCATGAAGCGGTCTGTGCTGAACGTTACGCAGGGATCAACGCTCGGCTCAAACGGCTAGAGCAGATCCTGATCGGCAGCGCAGGGGCGATCATTCTTCTCCTGCTGTCTGTGGCGTTCAAGCTGTGATTGATCCATTGACCGCAATGGCGGCTGTTTCGACAGCCGTCAACCTTATCAAGAAGGCCTCGAAGACTGTCGATGATGTGCGGTCTCTTGGCCCTCTGCTGGGGAAGTATTTCGATGCCAAGCATGAGGCAACGAAAGCGGTCAGCCAGGCCAAGAAGAAGGGCGGCTCCAACATGGGGGCCGCTATTCAGGCCGAGATGGAGCTGATGCAGCAGAAGAAGTTCGAGGACGAACTCAAGATGCTGTTCTTCACCACTGGGAATGCGGACGTTTGGGAAAACATCCAGATCCGAGTGGCACAGATGAATCGGGACGATGCTCTCGATGCCAGGCGCGAGAAAGAAGCCGCTGCTCGCCGCAAGAAGCAGATCGCAGAAGCCATTGAAACGGGGATCGGTGTAGTGCTGATCCTCGCTACGCTTTTGGGGATGGCTTACATGGCCTGGCGCGGTTGGGACTACTGCAAGGAAAACAAATGCGGTTTCTGAACCCTCCTCCACTCACCGCTTCCCGGTCTGAGCGTGAGGCCTATGTCAAGCAATGGGCCGCACTCACCATCTCTGTGTTTGCTCTGCTCCTGGCTGTCAATGGGATGTGGGGAGGATCAAACTCCTCCAAAGTTCTGAATGGAACCATCGCTGCGAACAACTATTGGGCGTGGTATCAAGCCAAGAACGTCCGAGCCACGATCTTTGAGGTAAATGGTCTAGAGGAAAAAGCCTCAAAGCAACGCGCCGACATGGAGGAAATCTCCCTCAAAGCCAGAGAGTCGGAGGCCATGCGAGATGAGGCCAAGGCTCGGAGCAAGTTCTTCACTTGGGCAGGGTTGGCGCTCCAGTTGGCGATTGTTCTCTCCTCTGCTGCGATCCTGGCTGTGATGATGCCGTTGCTCTTTGCCTCTGTCGGGGTTGGGGCTGTCGGTGCTGTGTTCCTCACTTATGCAATGGTGATCTGATGCTTCCAATGATTGCCTCCATCGTTTCTGGTCTTATCTCCAACGGCCTTCCCAAAGTGGCAGATGCGGTGATGGAGAAGGGCGTGGATTACGTCCAGCAGAAGCTCGGCGTGGAGTTGAAGCCAGAAGGCCAGATGAATCAGGAGGATGTGGCGAAGCTCAAAGAAGCCGCGATGAAGCATGAGGAGTTCATGGCTGAGATCGACCTGAAGAATATGCAGGGCGCTCGGGATATGCAGCTCAAGGCAATGGACTCGGATGATCCCCTGGTGAGGAGATTCGTCTACTATTTCATTGGATTCTGGTCGCTGCTTTCTGCAACTTATATCGGCTTCATCACTTTCGGTCACATCCCTGAAGACAACATCCGTTTTGCCGACACCATTCTTGGGTTTGTTCTTGGGACGATGGTTGCTTCAATGTTCCAGTTCCTGCTCGGATCGTCTATCGGCTCTCGGAAGAAGGACGAGAAGAAGTGATCGAGCTTCTGAAGGCTGCTGGGGTCAAGAGTCCTGAGTCTTGGGCCTCTGCGGTTGAGAGTGCTCTGGCAAGGTTTGAGATCACCTCTCAGAAACAAGTCGCGGCATGGATTGCTCAAACGGCCCATGAGTCAGGTGGGTATGTTCTGCTTCAAGAGAACCTGAACTACTCAGCCGATGGGATGGCTGCAATCTGGCCCAATCGGTTCGCTGTCCTGGGGCCGGACAAGAAGCCCATCAAGAAGGACGGAAAGAATCAACCGAACAAGTTTGCTCTTGCTCTGCATCGAAAGCCAGAGATGATCGCCAATGTGGTCTATTCGGCGCGGATGGGGAATGGGCCGATTGAGTCTGGTGATGGGTGGAAGTTCAGGGGGCGAGGCCTGAAGCAGCTCACCGGGAAGGCAAACTACACGAAGTGCGGAGAAGGCTTAGGAATGGATCTCATCTCTAAGCCTGATCTCCTTCTTCAGCCTCAATATGCTGCGTTGTCCGCTGCCTGGTTCTGGGTGGAGAACAAGTGCGGCCCTCTTGCTGATGCTGGAGACTTCGTGGGTCTCACCAAGAGGATCAATGGTGGAACTATTGGCCTACAAGACCGCCAGAAGCGCTATGAGGCTGTTCTCGCGGTGTAAAGAGGGTTCCGTCATAGCACGGGCCTGAAGTCCTGCTTTGGATGCAGGAGCCGAATCCCACTCGTTGGTTCTTCTTCATTGCACAGCGCATGACTGTTGCGCCTGAATATGGATCTATGTGATCCCTCATGTGCTGGCATTGTTGGCAGAGTTCTTTGTCTTTATCCCAGGTGAAGATCGGGAGTCTGAAAGGTCTTACTGAGGCCGAGTCGGGACTGCTTGTTTTCATGCTGTAGGGCGATGTGGAACACGGACGCAACGAGCGTCTTGCGCCGTTCTCTGGCGCGGCGGTTGTACTCTAGATAACCGAGCTTCTTCGGCTTTGGCGCGTCTGGCAGATTTCCGACTGCCCACAAAGCGCGAGGGTAAAGCCTGCCCCCGTCTGTGTCTCTGCGCCACGAATGGATGTATAGCACATCCTTCTTCTGGCGTATTGACCCCATGAATCTGCGGACTCTATCGATGTCGAACTGGAGTTCAGCCGAGATTTCTCTCAGCGTCATTGGGCCGTGATCCTGTAGGACATTGATGATCATTTGTCTGGAGAGCATCGAGGATGGCGCGGATGACTTCATCTTTTGTTGGTGAACGATTGCCTTGAGGGGTGTGGATTGTGGCCCCGATGAGATACGCATGGGCGAGTCTTAGAGCATCCATAGGCCTCCAAGAACGATGATGATGAAAAACACGATAACAACACCGAGATCATCTAGGTCATCCATTGCTGTCTCCTATGCCGTGGGCGCGTTCGATGGCACGGGCGAATCGTTCTAGTCCCGGCCAACCTTCTTCTAATGGTTCTTTTGTGTTGGTGGCGCGAAAGCACCGAGTCAATTCCTCATTCGTCAGCGGCTTGCGCTGCGGTGTGGGAGTAGGCTTTGAGTTTTCTCTCTCGCATCCACTACGCTTACAAAATCCACCGCATGACGGGCATTGCCTATCCATTTTCAGTACCCCCACCGAACGCGAAAGCACACTAGCCACAAATGCAGAACGAACTCATTTCCGCTACTTACAAATCCAATCGCAAAGCACGGCCACTTGCGTGGTAGCGGTTCGACGGTGAAATGCAGGGATTTACTCATGTGTTCTTCTCCTTGAGTTTTAATTCAACATTGTTGGCAAATCGCGCAGGATTCAGGTCGTAGCATTCCAGTTGTTCAGGAGCGGTCAGCCCCACCCATCTGCGCTGCGGTGGGTGGGTGTAGAGGGGTTCTGCCGTGACATCAAGATCACGCCCCTCGGCAGGATCGCTTTCTGCGAAATCCCATCGCACCCCCCGCGCAAACTTGTACCGCCACGCCACCGGCTCCTGCTCAGGCTTTCTGCACTCAGGATGCACGGCTTCACAGCCTTCCCAATGTGTTGTCTGCGGCTTGTGCGGTGTGGGTGCGGCGTAGAGGGGAATTGAAGCGCCATCGAAGGTGATAATGTCTCCACGAATCATAGATAGCTTTCCGCGAGTCACAGACGCCACCGGCCCCTGCTCAGGCTCGGCAAGGGCTGCGCGGAGGGCGGTGATGGCGGCGTTGCGTCTGTCGTATGTACCGCCGCCCCACTCCAACGCCTCAAGCGCCTGATGCGCGGCTTGTCGAAGGTTCATTTGTTTGCCTCCACCTTCGCTAGTGCTGCGCGTGCTTTCTCTACGGCTTCTTCTACTACTGGGCCGCGTCGATACGCCACATCCATATCAATCAACCGCCGCAGGGCCTCCACCAGTTCGGCGTTGAGTGCCATCAGCCGCGCCTCTCGCTCACCACCCATGCCGTTTACACGGGCCTGCTCTGCGATTTCAGCCTTCAGCATCTCGTTCTCATCGTGCAACCGGCGCAGTTCGGCAGCGGCAGCGTCGCACGTTCCCTTGCTCATTTCGCAGTGATGCGCCCACATCGGGTCATCAGCACCGGATTGCAGAACATCAGCCAGTCGCAGGGCGTTGGGTTTGTCACTCATGCTCTTGCTCCTTAATGCAAAACATAGTCTTTCCATACGATCCCCTTTGTGGGATCACCGACTTTGCACGGCTTGACCCACACATTCTTTCCGCTGCGAAGTCTACGAAGATGACCACGCCGGTCATGTAAACGGGGACTGGCGTGTGTGCCTCCTTGCGGCTCGCCCTTCGGCTCTACAGCCTCAATCACGACCGTGTGCCAGTCATACGAAGGTGTTTTGCCTTGCGCGATCTTGCGTTGATTGGTGAAGGTTTTTGCCACAGTTGGCACATAGGCAGTGCTGCGTTGAGCCATTGAGCCATACCAAGCAGAGACAAAACCAAGGATCATCTCGGCTTCCTTTTGATCAATGGTGTCGCCTTCCTCCGCAGGGCCATACTTGATCTGCCCTTCATCAAGCGCATAAACAAGCAAAGGACTTGCAACTGGCCTCCCACCCGGAGGGCATCGAGTCGCACTGATCACAATGCCTTCTTCGGGGTCTGCGCCTGTCACGATCATGTGCATGGAAAAGTTTTCGTATGACTTTGATGACCCGCGCCACACAACCGCGCACTTGGGAAACGGTGGCCGCATAAAGTGCAATGGGTCTTGTGGTTGATGCGTCTGATCTTCAAACATTCCGGTTGAATCAAACCAATGCATTTCGGTTACATCAACTCCCGCATCAGCCATCTCACGCATCAAATCCCGCATGAGTTGCGTGGTCACGGATCTTGCTCCTGCTCAGGCTCGGCAAGGGCAGCGCGGAGGGCTGTGATGGCATGAACAGCCGATGCAGGGGTGAAGTCGCTGATATCCCTGAACTGCTCCAACGCCTCAAGCGCCTGCTGCGCGGCTTGTCGTAGATCAGTCATTCCATGCCCCCCAGGTCGCTTGGAGTATCAGGACAACAATCGCTCCGATTGCACCGTATGCAATCGCCTCCAGAAATATCGTCATCTTCATCCTCCGGGTAGTCTGGATCACTAGGGTGCATGGTTGAGAGTCGCCAGTTACGCAGACGCTGTTTTCGGTCTTCGTAAACTTCATCTTCTGGGTAGTAATCAATGGACATTTTTCCCCCACGATTTCGCCAGGAGCCAACGATCCCCCAACATCCTCAAGGCCCACACCCATTGGCGAATGTTCCTTCTCTGAAGCTCCCGAGGAACTCCATCGACAACCCAAGCTCTTCGAGCTACCTTCAAAAGCCGTGTGTTCATTTGATCCTCCACATCTGCTCCAGCTCACGAACAAGGGAGTGAATGTCCACTACCCAATCCGTGACTCCGTGCCTGGTGTGACGCTTGATCATCTCTGCTAGGTGTTCAGCAGAAATCTTCTCGCTCTTGATCGGCTCTGGCGTGATCTCTGAAGTCGCGGAAAAGACGATCCGAGACCGACCCGCGAGGCCAGGCCTACGAACACCTGTGTCGAAGATGTATCCCTTCCTGCGAAGGGGCGCGATCCGTGGCGTGATGGACTGAAGAGGACGCCCCATGATGGCGGCGATCTCCTCAGTCGTTGAGGGTCTGGTCTTGAGGATTGCGTAAACCTCACCCTCCAAGCGAGTCACATCGAACTGCGCTGCCTCTTTCGATGTCTCGGGGTCATTTGCTCTATATGCTCCGTGCATCATTTGCTCCATTTGTCTACAGACGGATGATAAGCCACCTTAGAAGGGAACATCTGAGGAGTTACCCTCATGCCGATCTTCCTTGTCTCGCGGCTGGTTCAGATAGGCCCACCCGTCCCACCCGCCGTCTTTGAAGGGGGCGCAGTCCAGTTTGAGCATCGGGCCGTTTTTGGTGTCGATTACCGACCCGATGCGGAGATACCGCTTTTTTTCCTGGCGGTCTTTGTTGGTGTAGGTTCCGATGATCGCGGTGACCTCATACATGACTTTGCTCATAGTGCTTCCAGTTTTTTCACTTTCTCATCGACTTCAGCCAGGAACTTGATGATCTCGGCTTCCATCTCCCCAATCAGCTTGTCATCACGCTCAACGCGGATGATCAGAAGCTGAAGTCTTTCGGGCATCCTCGGGTCATAGACCACGAAGTCGCACCATTTCTTATCTGTGCAGCGCATTTGAAGCTGCATCTGCTTCATATATTTGTCGGGAATCTTCCTGCTCAGTTGAAGATCAATCATCGTTGCAGTCTCGGGGCACTTGATCTCGATGAGGCCTTCACCCACTACCCCATCAGGGCTGGCCCCGCACATCTCGATTGAGGGATGGGAAATGAATCCCACCTCCTCGACCAGATTGCCCGTCTGGGCTTCGTATGCGGCCCTGGCATTGGATTCCTGCTCGACACCCCATTCCATCGCTGCGTTGGAGTAAGACTTGGCAGGCTGGCCTGTCATCCTTTCAACAACGAGTTGAGCTTGGTAGTTCTCTCGATCCGCTGAATAGTCGGTCTTGGTTTTCGCCATGACCTTATACACAGAGGAAGCGGTGACCTTCCCGGCTCTTTGGGCGAACCATTCTGGTGATCGCTGTTCCATTACTTGCTCACCTCATTGATCCACTTGGCCCAGGCACGGGCTTCATCTTCATCACGGGTGCGGAAGCCGCCTGGCAGAACCCATCCCGCGGGAAATCTCTCCCGATTCGTTTCGGTTGCGGTTCCC